TTCACAGATGGGACATTGCATTTTTTTGATGAGATAAGATTAAAGAATAGCAATACAGAAGAGCTTGCTATGGCTATGAAAAAGATTGCACCTAATACAGAGTGCTATCCTGATCCAGCAGGAAGGGCTAGATCAACCACCAGCAGAAGGAGTGACCATCAAATATTAAGAGATCATGGGTTTTTAATTAGAGCAAAGAAAGCCCACCCCTCCCATATAGACCGATTAAATGCCCTTAATAGAAAATTAAAAAATGCAGAAGGGAAAATAGGTATGACAGTTGATCCCTCTTGTGCTTATTTAGTAAAAGATTTAGAGCAATGCCAAAGAGACAAACGTGGAGGCTTGGCTAAAGATAATATAGAATTAACCCATGCTCTGGATGCTTGTAGCTATGCCATTAGTTATAAGTTCCCGATTCGCAAAATGATTGGAACAAGCATTAGCTGGTAATATGCCTAATAAACAAGCAAAGGAAAGAAAGAGAAAAAGACTTAATAAGAATATGGAGTTAAAACGCACAGGGAGAACTAAACAGCAAATAATGCGAAAACAAAGAAAAAGGAAACTGAGAGATGTATAATTTCGGCAAATCTGTTAATAGAGTAGTAATCCCTGAAATGTCTGAAGCAATAGTCTTGGCTAGCGTTAAAGATGCCTATAAAGGGTATTTAGAAAAAGAAGAAACAAGTGTAATGGAGTCTCTTGATTTTTATTATAATCAAAATTTAGATGTCCATTTAGAACAATGGTTTGCGAGTGATAGTTTGCAACAGGTTCCTCCATTTGTTCAATCTTGCGTACCTCGTTTTGCTAAGGCTAGGATGATGTTATATAAAGACAACCCTAAAAGACTTATAGCGGGTGAAGTCAATGGCGATTACAACGACTATGCTTATAAATTAAATTCTAATACAAGAGAGTTCACAGAGCTTGCTTGGTTGCTTGGTTGTTGTTGGTTTAAATCTCGCTATAACGAGCGGAAAAATAGATTAGAGTATGAAGTGTTACCTAATGTAAAAGAATACTATTTTTACGGTGATTCTGAGCCTTATGGATACAGTTATGAAATAGAGGGCAATGCTACTGATAAAAGATATGTATTCTGGTCTGAAGACAGGGAAGGTATTCAAGGAATGCACTTTGAATTTGATGAGAAGGGTAAGCGTTTTAATATAGAAGGAAATGAAGAGATGGTAAACCCCTATAAAATTAATCCTATATCTAGAGCTATGTTTACTAAAAGTTCTTATGATGTTACTAGAGCCGCATTACATATAGCCATTGCCATGACTGAAATTGCATTAAGCACAAGATTCAGATTAGGGCAACCAGTGTTTACAGGTATAGAAGAAGGGCAAAGCAAATTAACAAGCGGAATAGATAAAGCATTAATATTACCAGAGGGAGCCACGTTTAGTTATCAATCTCCTAGCGGAAGCTTAACAGAAATGATTGATGCTGTAAAGTCTATGGCAAATCAAACTGCAGAAAATAATCAACTTAGAATAAGGTGGGGGGAATCTGGTGGTAATGCTCCTAGTGGCGAAGCTCTTAGGATATTAGAAATTGAAAACTTAGAAGCTAGAAAAAGCGATGAAAGTTTATTTAGAGAATGGGAACATAGCAGATATGAAATAGACCGTACTATCCTAGAAACGCATGGGGTAATTAATTTATCTGAAGATTATGCTGTAGATTTTGGGGAGGTATCTTACCCTATGTCTCCGCAAGAAGAGAGAGCATGGCTAGATTGGAAGTTAGAAAAAGGCATAATGAGTAAAAAAGATTTACTATTATATTTCAATGAAGATATGAGTGAGGAAGAATTAGAGAAAAAATTAAATGAAGTGAGAGAAGAAACAAAACAAGAAGCTGAAACAACTCAACCCACTACTTCATTTCAAAGGCTTATAAATGCCTAATGTCCAATCATCTGTTGATATATTTATAAGTGAAATAGAGGCAATAGAAAGGAAGTTTGAAAAAGATATAGCAAAGCTTACTACTAGGCTTAGCGCTATGTCGGATACTCAATTAATAAAAGCCACTAGTGAATTAAATTTCCTCCAAGAGCTTATAGATAGTGGATACGGGAAAGCGTTAGATAACTTTGATGAAAGCTATACCTCGATGCTTAAAGCGGCAATAGATGAAGCTACAAAAAGAGGGATTCCCACTTTGTCTGGTGCCTCAGTGCAATCATTGGAAACTCTAAAAGATATGGATTTTGAAAGATTGCTTGGCAGGGCTAGTATTTATTCAAACGAATTAAAAACACAATTATTTAGAGGTGTTTTTGCTAATGCAAACCCTAAACAAATTACAGACAACCTTATTAATACTCGTTTAGCTAGTCATCAATTAAATGTAGTAGCCTATGATGGGTTGAAAATATTTGATGATATGAGTAGATATAAAACTTTTAAAGGGCAAGATGTTAGATGGACATATATTGGTCCTCAAGATGCCCATACTAGGCAGGCTTGCCAAGACACTAAAGCAAATGAACCAGAAGAAGGATATAAAGAAAAAGACATACCTGCTGATACCCCTTTTGGTGTTCGTGGTGGTTTTAATTGCAGGCACAGTTGGATGATTAGATGAAGGCTAAAGATATTACTAAAATTAAAAAGGGGAAATGGGCAGAACTTGGTGGAAAGCTAGTGACTAGAATAGTTGAAGATGCTGATAAAGGCATAAGCCAAGACGGAGATGGAGATAAATTTCCACCCTATAGAAGTAAAAAATATAAAGAATTAAAAAAAGCAGGGAAACTTGTGAAAGGTGTTGGGATTAGTAGGCAAGTAAATCCACCTGATTTAAGATTAACTGGCGAGATGCTTAATTCATTAAAAGTACAAAAAGCAACAACTAAAAGCGTTGAGATAAATTATAGATCAGGGTTGAAAGTTATTGGGCATTCTAAAAAAAGAGGCAACAAGCCGAAAAGAAATATTTATGGATTAAATAAAAAGAATGAGCAATTTGTGAGGGATTTTATTGCAAAAGAAATAGATGAAAGGATAATAAAATTTCATAAAAAGAGAATAATTGTTGATCTAAAAGCTTAGATGGTTTTTAAAAAAGCATAATTTATTATTAAATTTAATTAACTAAAAAGAGGGCAGTATGTCTGAAGATACACAATCCCAGAGTGCGGATAACCAATCAAAGGCTTATGTTGAACAGCCTCTGGTTGAAAAATCAACATCAACAGAGGTGGCAACTGATAGCCAGAATAATGACCTTGAAATCCCTGATTACGGTCAATTAGTGCAGGAAAGCAAAAAGTATAGAAAAAGGGCGCAAGAATCTGAAGCTAAATTACTAAAGATGGAAAAAAAGCGTGAAGTCGATAGGCAAAAGCAAATGGAAGAACAAAACCAATGGCAACAACTGGCAGAAGAAAGACAGGCAAAGTTGAGCGAGATGGAGCCTATTGTAGAAGCCTTTATGAAAGACGAAGCTGAACAACGCGAAAAGATCCTTGCAGATTTTGATGAGAATGATAGGGAACAGTTTGGGAGTTTATCCCTTCCACAATTAAGAGCCTTACATTCTAAATTAATTAATGTTAATAATAGTGCAGTTCCTTCTACCAGTGGAACTCCAGCAAGGGCAGTCAATCCAGCTAATAAAGATTGGACAAAGATGGGAAAAGCAGAAAGGCAAGCTAATTGGAAAGACATTGTAAAGGGCTATGCTATGAATAAATAAGGAGTCTAAAATGGCTAATTATTATGGATTTACTGGTGACGTAACTCAGTCCTCAGATGTTGATGTCTTTTTGCCTGAGCTATGGGCTTCAGGAGTCTATCGATATTTTGAGAAACAATTAGTATTAAAACCTTTCTTTGACGATTATTCAAGTTTGGTTCAAGGTCGTGGTGATACTCTTCACATTCCTACTTTGCAAGAGGTGGCAAGCGATGATAAGGCGGCAAATACTTCTGTAGAGTTTACAGCTAATGTTGAAACTGATATTGATCTAGCGATTGATCAACATAAATATGCGGCAAAGTTATTTGAGGATATAGCAATGATTCAGGCTAATGAAGAACTGTTTTCTAAATATGCTCAATCTATGGCGTATGCTTTGGCTAAGGCTGTTGATACTAAAATTGAAGCTTTGCTCCAGACAATCGGAACAACTCAAACACTAGCGGCAGACAATTCAATGTCAAATGCTGATGTTGAAACTGCTTTAGGGACTTTGATGGCAAATGATATTCCAGCAGATGAATGCGCGTTCTTCGTGAACCCGCTTATTTATGCCGACCTATTAAACTCAAAAGCCTTCGTCACTAATAACTCAGGCGCAGGAGTTGGTTTTGGTAATGATAATGCTGTGATGAATACAGGACAAGTTGGTAATCTTTTTGGGATTCCAGTTATGACTAGTTCTTTAATTCCTACAACTACAAGTACAGGAATTGAAGCGGCATACTTAGTTCATAAATCAGCTATTGCGGTAGCAGTTCAACAAGATATTAGAGTCCAGTCGGAATATGATGTTTCATATCTTGGAACCAAAGTGGTTGCAGACATAATTTATGGAGCGGTAATTACTACTTCAAATCATGTCAAGGGAATTGAGTTTCTTAATCCTTAAACCTTAAAGATCACAATATTGGGGGTAGTTAAATCTGCCCCCATTATTTAAAAGGAAGAATTTATGATAATTCTAAAAAAAGATAACCATTATGAACATACCACGGATGGCGTTAAAGCTTCTAAAATGGTGCAAGACGGCTATGAAGTGATTAAGGGTAAGGGTTTATTAGCCCAACCAAAAAAAGAACCAAAAACAAAGAAAAAGTCTTCAATGAAATCTGAGAAAAAATAGATTTTAAAAAGGCTCGTTCACGGTTTACCATTAACCTTAGAGATTAGGAGAATCAATGGCAACTAAATTTCACACCTATTCAACTCAAGAAGCTACCAACATCATTGCAAGAAGGGCGGCAATAAGAGTTACCCCAACAATAACAGGCGTTCAATACGCAAATAATGACGTTTTATTTGATACAACAGAAATTCCAAATGCAGTAGCCTACAATGGCGGGGCATCCGAATTAAAAAATATTACTATTAATTCTAAATCAGCTAGTTTATTTGATTGCACATTGTGGTTCTTTCAAACCAGCCAAAGTGCTGGAACAGTAAATGGTGCTTGGAATATGAGTGATAGTGATTTTGCAAGTGCTAAGAATCTTGGTTGTATTTATTTAGATGGAGATAATCTTCAGCAAAATCCTGGAGGTGGAAGAGTATATACGGTGATGCAGGGCTATAAAGCATTTACGAGTTCTACTAAAACAAATCCTCAACTTCCATTAATACTACAAGCAGAAGACGATTCAACTTCTATATACATGGCGGCAAAGATTCAAAGTGAAGACGATCCGGGAAACACAACACCATCTTTTAGCGTTGGAGATATAGAGGTTGT